TAGAGCCGAAGGCGATACTAACGTACAGGCTCAACCTAATGCGATTGGTAATTCTAGTATTATCAATCAGAATATGAATGTTAATAATGGGATGACAGGTAAATTACAATTTGGAAATTTAATTTGTAGTCAACCAACTATGGCATTTACACCTTTTTATACAGGTAATGATGCAGAAAATCCAAATAGTGAAACTTATAGTATTAATGAAGGATGGGGTTTTCAAATGAGTTTTATGATACCACTTGGATCTAATAATGAAACGTGTTCTGAGTTAGCAGAAGTAAAGCTAAAGTTAGCCATAGAAGAATTAGACAAGCAAGAGCATGATAAACAACTAGTTCGTGTTTTGAAATGTAGTCAGCTTCACGCATCAGGCTACATGATTAATCCTAAATCTAAGTTCGCATATATTTGTAATGATGTAATTAATATACGAACTTATGTAAAAGCTAACTCTGAAAAATTTAAGTAGCTAGTTTAGACACCACATAGTACAGGTATGTGAACTCTAGCTACCTTTATTATTATCCATCTTTTCTTTAACATTTGCGACCTCTTTTTTAAGAACTTTTTTAAATATTTTTGTCATTATTTTTTTGAGTTGATTAATAATGCTTTGTAAAATTATTGAACCTGTAACTGCTGCTGTTGCTGATACTCCACTTGCTATAACACTAGAAGCTATGACTTCTGGTGCTGGTATTGGGAACTCACCAAATAGAGGTATAGTGAAGGTAGCTACAGTTTCTTCAGTTGATAAAGTTTCTTTGGGGTCTAGCAGGTCTTTCGGTATTGTCTCTGGTGTTAGTTTTAACACTTCCTCCGTTGAAGATGTTGTATCTTCTTCAACAAAAAATTCCTGATCTTGCAGTCCCCCCTGTACCTGTTCCAGAGAAGGTAAAAGCATTGGATCTAGATATGGAACCTCTGCCACAGGTGGATAAAAAATTGTTTTAGGTGGGACAAGAATATAATTTGTATCTGGTAAATCAGGCAGATTTATTTCCATTCTTTTTCATTTTTTTCTTCCTAGCAGCAATTAGCAAGAAATCTTTTTTGGTGATTTTTTTATCACCATCAGCATCAATTTTGTACTGTTTTCCTTTTAATGGCATTAGATTTAAATGTAGTTTTACTTTTAATAATAGCTTGTAATTAACTATTAATCAGCAGGTTCTGGTGTATTACCTTCCGCAACCCACGCTTTAAATTCACCATCATCTTCATTTATAAGATTTTTTAAGTCTCCATCAAAGATGTAATGTTTACCGCCATCTTCATCAATTTTAAAAAGTTTGTAACTCATATTTCACACCTCAACCCGATAAAAGCATTTACATTATTAGCTCTAAAAATAAAAAAATCTCCACCACCACTGAATGTGCCACTAGGAACTTCTAAATCTACTCTTGCCATTTCTGGTGTTGATTGTGAATGGACGGTTGGAACGGCTGAACAATTCACAACACTAGAAAAGTGGACTTGATAATCACTGGCAGTTCCAGAATGTGATATTGCTGTAGGTTTTTGTCTCATAGGAGTATTTAATTTGATAAGTAACATTCCATTTGTTGCTGAAGAGGACATTCCTGTACCTAGTCTCCAAGCAGTGGCACTACCGTTAAATTGTTGATAATATCTTTGACATCTGAATAAATGTTCTTGCATTGGTAAATGTTCAAAATCAGTGGCATGATCCGAAACTTCAAGCTGTAGTCCTGTAATTTGAAAAGTTGCATCATTTGTTGTGTACCATGTTGAGGTCATATCAGGAACTTTTGCAGCTTGATTAAAGTCTGCCCATTGATTTAATGTAACTCCACTTGCAGTCTCATCTGTCCCTCTAAAAACAGAAAAATCAATAGTAAGTCCCTTTTCACGATTCATGTCAAATTGTAAATCAGCATGACCAGAAATTGTTTTTGTAACTTTTGTCCATGTATTAGCAGTTAAAGAACCAGTTTCCATTATATAACTTTTTGATGTACCATCAGCCGTAATTAAACTAAAATAGAAATTTTGAGCCACACTTGATTTTACCCAAAATTGTATCGTTACATAACTAGATGTTGAAGTGTAATTCCATCCGCTAGTTGCAATATCTTTTGCTTCTAATCTTGTTGAAAAAGCAATCTTATCACCGGCTTCTGCCCCACTTGTTTGATTGCCATTTGTAATGCTGTATGCTTTTCTAAAACCTAAAGTATATGGTGTAGTTCCAGCAGCTATATTAGCTTGTTCATAAGTGGGAGCTTCATCAGTATTAAGCCTTGCAGACCTTATTCTATCTACGGTTGAATACAATTGACCAGTTGATGACGTGCTTGATTGTGCAATTAACATAGCTCCGTTTATCACTAAATTTTTACCATGTCTGTTTGTTAAATTAGCAGTTGCTGTTCCATCAGAATTATTGATATTAATAGCAGCAGTACTAGCTCCTACCCCTTTGATTGAATTGACTTTAATTTCACTCATTTTTAGTATTTAGTCTTTCCTAATGTTATAGCAGCATCAATCGCTGTGAAGTCCTCAGTTGTCCAAATAGAAGTTACATGATCTTCATTTTTTTTAATATCCTTTATATCTTCTAAAAATCCAACACTTCTGCTTATTTTGCTTTTTTGTTTATCAGTTAAAGATGATAATGCAGATAAATTGTTGATTTGATCAACGTGTACTGTAGTCCTACTATAAATATCTGCAATTTCGTTTGTTGTTAAATTTTCCATTATTTTTTTAACTCCTCAATTTCTTGTTTTAGTTCTTGTATTGCTTTTACAAGTATTGGTACTAACTTACCATAAGAAGCCTCTAATCGCTCTGGATTTTCATCCATTACCAATCCTAAGTAATCAGCATCTTTATCTTTTTGTATTTGTTGTAGATCTTGAGCAATAAATCCATGTTCATAAGATCCATCTTTTCCATTACCATCTCTTGTTTGCCATTTAAATTTAACTGGTTTTAAGCTATCAATAAAATCTAAACCAAGATCTAACTGATTTATATCTGTTTTATCTCTTGCATCAGATAGAGAACTAATCGTTTGAACATTACAACGTAAAGTGGCAATATTTGAATCACCTAAAGTAATTTCATTATCAACACTTGAACTGCTGGCAGTAGCATCGTTTCCAATTATTGTGCAATTATCACCTGTTGAATGTCCTGCACCAGCTAAATTTCCAATATAACAATTATCAAAACCTGTACTTAAGTCATAACCAGCTTGATGTCCAACAGCAACATTATTAACTGCTGCTCCACCAATAGAATAAAGAGCTCGATATCCTAAAACAGAATTATGACCCGCACTTTGTGATGCTCCAGAAGTTCCATATAAAGCTTTATAGCCAATCACAGTATTTTTTCCGCCTTTAACATAACCACTAGCACTCCTACCTACAATTGTATTACCTTGTATAAGAGTTGCATTTTGATGCGGTTGGGTTAAAGCGTAATCTCCAATAACTATATTGTCTTGCATTCTATATGTGTAATATGCAGTTGCATAACCCATTACAATGTTAAATCTGCTATCTGAGTATTCACAATACTTTAAGGCATCTCTTCCAATAGCAATATTTGGAGCATAACTTGAACCAACTAAATCTCTTCCAGCATCCTTTCCAATTAATATATGGTTATCTTGATTCGTTAACTCTTTACCAGCATCCTCTCCAATTAAAACGTTATGAGTTCCACTTGATGTGAGATCTTCACCAGCATTAGTTCCAGTTACTAAGTTACCTTGTGCATCGGGAGAAAAACCACCTCCACCGCCAGAGGCAGCAGCCCACTTAACACCTGTAGCTTCATTACTATCAGCAGTTAAAACATAATTATTTGTACCAACACTTAATGCTGTAGGATCTCCAGAGCCATCACCAACTAATATCTGACCTTTTGTAGCCAGATCACTATTCATTACTGCTCCAGCAGCATCTACGTTAGTTGCGTCAGTAACATCTGCACTGGCTTCAATACCATTCAACTTAGTATGGTCTGCATCAGTAAATACATTTGAATCTGTAGCAGCTTCAACAGCAGCCCTGATTTCTGCATCTGTCTGATCGGCAGTTGCTGACGCTTCGATCCCATCCAATTTTGTTTTTAACGTATTAGTAAAGTTGTTCTGTGTAAGACCTCCATCACCTACGCTATAGGTAGTATTAGTATCGGTAGAAGCAAAGTTAAGTTTGCCATTTGTATCATCATAAGTAACAGCAATATTAGTTTCAGTATTACCACTGACCATCGCACCAATAATATCNTGTACTTGTTCTGTAGTTAACTGTGTATTAGTGTCAGCAGCAGTAATAGTAATAGTGTCATTACTAGCNTCAGTTGTTATCGTGACGTTTGTACCAGCAACAAATGTAAAAGTATCAGTAGCACTATCAGCAACTACATTTGATTGGCCAGAAACAGCAATAGTAGAAAAAGCATTTTGGTTTGCCTCACCGCTTCCACCACCTGATCCATTAGAAGCAGCAGTTATTCTTCCTTGTGCATCAACTGTTATATTCGTATTTGTATAAGATCCAGCAGTTACAGCAGTGTTAGCTAATTTATCAGCCGTTACAGCATCATCAGCAATTTTAGCTGTAGTTACAGCATTTGCAGCTATAGTTGTAGCACCATCCCCTGATGAAGTTACATCGCCAGAATGATTAGGGTGTACATAACTACCTCCACCTTTGTTTGTAAATGATAAATTACCACTACCATCTGTTGTCATTACTTGACCATTTGACCCATCAGCATTAGGTAATTTAAAAGTTACATCAGACGTAGGGTTAGTGCTAGGAGCAGCTATTATACTTGAATTACCATCGCTATGTTTTAATTTAATTTGACTCATTTAATTGATGCTCGCATAGTTAAACTATTGTGTATGTACTACCAGAACTGATAGTTAAAATACTACCGCTTGCAACAGTAATAGGACCTGCACTCATTCCATTTGACCCTGCTGGGATAGTATGAGATGCACTCATAGTAGCACTATTTTCAAAGATAGCACCACCACCTTTTAAAGAAGTAACACCCGTTAAAGCTGATCCATCAATAGCAGGTAAGGCTGCAGGGAATCTAGCATCTGGTACTGTTCCAGCAGTTAAGTTAGATGCGCTTAATGCAGTTAAATCAACAGCAGCCCAACTAAGATTTCCATTTGCATCTGTTTTTAAAAATTGACCATTAACAATATTAACAGGCAAAGTTAATGTATAACTTGCATTTGCACTATGGGCTGGTGATTTAATTTTTACACCATGACTATTTTGCGAACAGTTAAGTTGTAATGTTCCATCAGCACTACTACCATCACCTTTAATTTCAACAACACCTGTACCATTTGGATTTAATTTTATATTTCCGTTTGTTGTGCTTGTATTTATTTCTTGTGTTTGTACATCTAATGCTCCACCTAATTGCGGTGAAACATCTTCAACCAAATTACTTAGACCGCTACCTGCTGGAACTGTTGCCCATTTAACACCTGACGCTTCATTACTATCTGCAACTAATACATAATTATTTTGACCAACAGCAAGTATTGTGGGATCTCCTGAACCATCTCCCACTATAATTTGACCTTTAGTATTAAGATCGCTGTTCATAACAGCACCGGCAGCATCTACGTTAGCGGCATCTGTTACATCAGCATTTGCTTCTATTGCATTTAATTTACTATGATCCGCATCTGTAAAGACGTTACTATCAGAAGCAGCTTCTACTGCTGCCCTTATCTCAGCAGCAGTTTGATCTGCGGTAGCACCTGTTTCTATAGCATTTAGTTTTGTATGATCTGCGTCTGTAAACACATTAGAGTCTGTTGCTGACTCTACTAGCGTTCTTATTTCAGCAGCAGTTTGATCGGCTGTAGCTGAAGCTTCAATTCCATTTAATTTAGTATGATCTGCATCTGTAAAGACGTTACTATCAGTAGCACTTTCAACAAGAGTTCTTATTTCTGCTGCGGTCTGGTCTGCTGTAGCTGAAGCTTCTATCCCATTTAACTTGCTGTGATCTGCGTCAGTAAAAACATTACTATCAGTAGCACTCTCTACTAATGTTCTAATCTCTGCTGCGGTTTGATCTGTTGTTGCATTTTCTTCAATAGTTCCTAACTTATCAAGAATTTCTTGTTGAGCAAATAATACTTGGTCACTATTAGCATCAAGATCTGCTTCTGTAAGAACAGAGCCATCTGCAAAATCTACCTTTTAGCACTAATATTTGTATCTCTTTGAAATTTTATAGCAACACCATTAGCAGGTTCATTACCAGAAGTAAATGTGATTTGGGTTGCACTTGTAAATGTGTAGTGCGTAGTAATAGTTTTTAAAACACCACCTACAGTTACATCAACTTCTGCTTCTGAAAGATACGAAAAGGATATATTAAAAGGACCAGCAGACCCATTGCCAGTATGATTTGTAAAAGATGCTGCTGTGTTAGTTGCCATGATTACTAAAAATTAGATAAATTTTTAATTGCTGATTCAACAGTTCCATTGTTTATTTCTTCTAGTTTATCAGTAAAATCTGCAAATAACTCTTGATTCTCAGGTTTGCCTAACCATTCTCTTCTAGCTTTTATTTTATACTTTGATATTTCATCTTTTATTTTTCTTGATAATTTAGCTCTAGCATTATCTTGTATTCCTATCATAATTTCTTGATTAGTTGAATTTACATTTTCACCCATAGCTGTTTTATAGAAGGCTTTATTTTCTGG